TGATTCGCGATCAAGGCCAGCAGCTGCTCTATTTAGCTTCTCGTATTCAAGTGCTAAAGGTGCTAATTCATCTCTACCTTTCTTTAATGCAATAGCTGTTTCGCCATGTTTTTTATTAATAGCATCAATTTCAGGTTTAAGACGGTTTAATTCTTCTACTATTTTTGGGTCAAAAATACCTAATATAGCAGTATCTTCTAGTAATTTTTTCATACTATTGATACCAGCTATAGGATCTGCTAACGCTCCTACCATTTTAACAGAACTAGAAAGCATGTCATCACCTAATTTTGTAAGAGGTGATTGATCTAACGAAGATTTTACAAAATCTTTATACGTGTTGCTTAATTTTTGTATGCTTTCATCAAATTCTGTACTACGGCTAGCAACTATACTTTGCTGGTCAGCAACTTTCTTTAAGTTTTTTTCTATTTGATCAACCTTTTTAGATGCTTCTGGTCCACCTTTTTTAATTGCTTCTAACCAATCAATTTGTGAGTCACCAATAGCACCTAACTCAGAAGTAACTGTTTTTAGTGCAGTTTCACGAGCTACGTCACTATCAATACTTGCAATAGTTTTAACAATACTTTTTACGCTACCTTCAGCAAATTTACTTAATTGATCTCTGCCTATTAAACTTGCTAAATTATCTGTAAATCTATCCCAACCTGTGGTAGCTTTATCTAATTCTTGAAATTTTTCACGTAAGGTTGTTAAACCATCAACTAAGCCCTGTACTGCGTTAGCTTGAGCAGTTAAACCTCTAGCGCTAAATACTTGACTAGAATCTATTTTTGATAAATATTCTAAAGTACGTCCATAAGTTTTGATTGACTCTTTGGAAGCATCTAAAGCTTCCGTAAAAGCTTTTGCCTGTTCTTCATTTTTAGTAAACCACGAGTCAATTAACATAGCAATACCAGCAATTGCTGTAGCTAATCCTATGTATCCTTGTATTGCACTAACAAAACCACTAACAGCTGTTGTAGCAATGGTAACGGCTCCACTAATACCAGTCATGGTTTTACGAATCGGCCCCATTTCCGATTCACCAATATTTTTCTTTAATTCTTGAAATGCACCAAATACTCCAATAGTACTAGTATCAGTACTTGCACTACTTATTATTTGTTTTTGCTGTGCTATAGCTATGGCACGTTTAGCTCTTGCTTCAGCTTGACCGCCTGCTGATAGTATACTTTGTTGTGCATTTAATTTAGCTGTAGTATCTGCGACAGCTTTACTATAGGCTACTTCAGCGTCTTTACTGGCTTGAATTGCTTTTGCTGCGGTATAGTAACGTTCAGCAATGTCTAATTTCCCTTGTTTTTCGTAACGAGCACCTACTTTATTTAAGTAATCTAATTCTTCTTTAGTTACTTCTTGGCTAGCTTTTTTAAGGATTTCCGCCCCTTTAGTAGCTTTGCCAAAACTACTGCTGCGTATTGAATCAATCTTTTTAGCTGCGGCATCTACTGCAGCAACTTCTTTTTCTGCAGCAGCTTCTGCTAATGCTGTAACTTTATTTGCTTGTGAAACCTGAGCAGCTTTAGCATCTGCAACACGTGCTTCGGCGGCTTTAGCCGCAGCTGCGGCACTAGATACTAATCCTTCACGATACTGAGTAATTGCAGGTATAGCTTGTTTTACAAGTGTAGTAGCTAAAAATGCAATGCCTGCTGTTAAGGTTGCAGGGCTTTGACTTAAACTATTTAATAGCGGCCCTAATACTTTATTTACCGTTTCTAGTCCATTTTGAGCTAAGTCTTTTAAACTAGCTAATAATTTATCATATGGATTAGTAGGAATATTGATTGCGGCAAATTTATCAGTGCCTTCTTTTAATACTGCATTAGCAAATGCTTGACGTTTTTCAAAGTCTGTTAATGCACTTGCGCTTTTACCTACCGAACGAGCATAGTCTTCAGTAGCTTTATCAATTTTAGTAAAAATTCCCAATTCATCTAACAGTTCAGGCTCTAATTTAGTAATACCACGTGTTAAGCGGCTGACTGCATCGGTCATACTTAATCCAAGTGCTTGAGAAGCATTTTTAGCAACTGCTCCCAACTGCATTAATTGTTTGCCGCTCATACCAGCACTTGTAGCCTTAGCCGTCGCTTCCATAGAGTCACGTAAGCTCAATGCACCACCACTAGCACTAGCTAAGTTTTTAGCCAAAGTTCCAAGACTTTGACCGCTTGTAGCACCTAACTGATTTAAGCCTTCTACCATATTGGTAGTATTCATGGCTTCTTTTAAAGCATTAAAAGCTGCGCCAACAGCAAATAAGTTAGCAGCCACGGTAGCATATAATCTAACTAATCCCCCAAGGCCTTGGGATTCTTTTGCAAAATCACGTGCACCTGCACCTGTGCCTACGGCACCTCTTGCTCTGCCGTAATCTTGACCGCTAACTCCTTTATCGCCTTCGGCTTTAAAAGCGCTTTGCGCGGCTTTTGACATCTCTCTGTTAAGAGCTTTTGCTTCTTCAATGCGTTTTTGCATTGAATTAGACTTATCGCTAAAGGATAAGTCGTAATCTATTGTTTCACCGGCCATACAGTCTCCTGGGCTATAAACTTAAAATAAGTAAATATATTTGTTACCATTATATCACTATAGGAGCTCGTTGTCAAACCAAAAAATTTTTAGCAATAAAAAACCCGCTAATATTAGTTAGCGGGTTTCTTGGTTTGTTTACGAATTTCTTCAATCCGCACAGAATCAATCATATTTATCAAGTTATAATAAAAAGCTTGATCAATTTTAGGGATATCATAGGCGTCAAAAACTTGAAATATTGAGTTCAAATTTTTTCCTAAATAGCTGCCTGCTACAAATTCCCATTCATCTCGTAATACTCTATAAATATTAAAAGCTTCTTGTACTTCGATAGGAAAATCATCTAAATCTATAGGAATTTCTTCATCTATAGGTTCACTTCCCATTTGTTCGCACAAATCGAAGTACTGTTCTTTGGTCATTCCAACAGCACTATTTTGTTGATAGTTAACTATCTGTTTTCTAACAGTAATTAACTGTTCGTCGTAAAATTTGCTAAATCATTCACCTGCTCACTAATAAAGTTATCAAACTGTGAGCTGTTTTTCATAAGCATGAGAGCATTATCTTTGCTATAACCTAGTTCATCTTTTGGATCAAAACCAGAAACATCAACAGGTACTAACAAATCTACATAACTAAATTTTAAGCCTTTCCAGCCTTTTATAGCTGCATCAACATAAAGTTCTAAAAATAGATCTTCGTTAAATTCATCTTGAACTGCTTTACCTTTAAAGGTATTTTTTGTAGATTTTTTACGTAGTCCGATTAATGTCTCACGACTCATATAACCAATAGTAATTTTGAAATCAGGAGACCCTGGATATTCAACTTCTACTGTTTTTGATGGTACTAGTAATGACTTTAGGCTAATTTCCTGTGCCATAATATTCCTTGATTTTTATTCTATATAGGATTTAAAAAATAGGTGCTGGAGATCAGCCCAGCACCTGCTGTTAACGTTACAGCTTAAGCTGTTGCGTAGTAGTTTACAGTAACTTCGTTAGCTTGGTCAATATCAAATACGCCAGCACTACCAGTTCCTGTAGAACCTTGACCAGTGAGTGTCAAAGTAGTACTAATAACTTGTTCTGTGTTAACTGTTGGGATTTGCAACATAGCTGCTGGTAGTTTGATATCTACTCGAGTTCCGTTTGCACCGCCACCCATTTGAACAACAATTGCATAGCTTGGATTAATTTCGGTAGCAGCACTAGCCAACAAACCGCTTAACAATCCACCAGTATTGGCACTGCCACTACGTAAGTATGCAGTTAATGTACCAGTAATACTACGAGTACCTGTAAAATAGGTAATAGGTAAATTAACCACACCTAAGTTAGCTGGAGTTAAATAAGTAAGGTTATTACTCATAGTGATAGAACCACCAGTAATAGGTACATTGAAGTCAGTACCAATAAAATCACCAATATCGTTGTTAACTAATAATGTACTTAACTTGTTAGTAATGTACTTAGCAGCAGTATTTTTTGGATTTGCTTCTTCTGCGCCTACAGCACCAACATCAGCACCAGTAAATACAACTGGACTAGCTTGGCTGGCAGCAATAGCAACCTGACGAATCAAACTACCTTTACCAGCCCACTGAATTGAAGCGATAGCATCGATACCAAAGTCAATAGTAGCTGTATCTAAAGCGCAATTATCTAAAGCATATGCTAAGTCATCAAACACAACGATCAAACCAAAAGCTTGTAATTGGTGTTTGTTGGAGTTAGTTACTGAAAAAATTCCAGGGTTAGGTGATGTACCATCGGCCCAAGCTGCATTAGCTGTACCAAGTGCAATTGCTCCACCAAAAGCGTTCCACAAAACTTTTTCTTCACAAGTAACTGTGGTAGAGTTTAAATATGGGCGTAAATAAGTTGAAAAGCTAAAATCGAGTGGCTCTAAAGCAGTATTAAAACTACGCTGACCACGGGCTGGGGCTGTTCCTGCTTCGTTAAGTGTTACAGTATCAACTGTTGTGTTTTGACTGAAACTCATACCTTCCAACACTTGAATTTCCCAAGTATTGGAAGTTGAAAATGGGATTGCTTCGTCTTTATAGGCACCTGCACGAATGCGTCCTTGACTGTCTACGTTTGTAGTAAAGAAGACTCTACTATTACGAATTAAATTAACTGCCATAGTTATTCCTTTTTTTATGTTAAATAACTACAAAGTATTGCGACTAGACATTTATCTGTACTTATACGTTGTAATTAATTTCGTGCATATCGCACTTGTAAGTATATTTCGCCTACTCCGTAAGGAGTTAGAAGCCCCTCATCAGTAGTAATAGACTGAACTAAAATTTCAGTCGTTTCCAAGTTATTATCTTGGTCATAGACTAATACGCG